CGATATGTTCCGTCACTCCCGCCAATGCCGAGAGGGACGACGCTAGCGCTATTGTAATTCAGGCGAAAAACTACAGCGCCAGTGTCGATACTCTTGATGCCAACAGACGAGTTGAGCGAAACGCTCGGGCCAACGGTGCCGCCTGGCGCAATGGCCGTCGTGCCGTCCCAGATAGAGAAGCCGGTAGTGTTCGTTACTGGAGTACTTGGGATATATTCTGTGTACATATACATGAGATTACGCCGCACAGGGTCCCACTGTACGCCTTGGTAGTTTTGGTCTGTGCCTATATGAGTGCCGGTATAGGTTGTGAGGGCGGCAATGTACGAAACCCGCCCAGGATCATAATTCTCTTCTGCTGTCATGATATAGGTTGTCGGGGCAGTTGCCGTAGTCCCAAGGATCTCCGTGGATAGGGACGTGCAGCCCAGCGCCGATACTTGGGCCAGGGTTGCGTCGGAGAATAGCGATAGGGCAGCATTGAGCGGGAGATCGATCGTCCCGGTTGCTGAGACGGTGAAGTCGCCAAGGTCAAGGCCGGCGCCCCAGACTGAGACCGATTGGCCGATCATATACCAGAGTCCGTAGACGCGGACGGTTGTCGCGTTCAGTTTCTCTGCTGCCGCCACGTTCGATCCGCCGTCGACATACCAGGCGGTCAGGAGGCTGTCGCTGCTATCCCAGATCGTCTGGAGGAACTCGACGTAGCAGAAGTTCGTCACGGGGTCCTGCGTCACCATGGATAGGGTATCGGTCTGCCCTCCGTTCGCGGGGCCGCTCTGGATACTGATGACGTCGCGGCCAGTGCCTAGCTCGTGCCGGTGCCATCCGGCGAACTCCAGCGGCTTGATCGGGTCGTCATGCTTATAGGTGCAGCCGATCAGGCCACCATTGTCCAGCCTAACCCAGATGACTGGTGTCAGCTCCCGCATATAGGTAAGCTCCGCTACGCCGCTGACCGTCAGATGCTTCGCCTTCAAGGAGATATTATCGGCGACAAACTTCTGGGTGAAGTAGTTCGCCATATACTCATACACCTTGCGGGTGTCCCGGTGGGCGAAGATCGTAGCCCGCCCGACCTTGATAGCCTGATGGTTGATGCTGCCATAGTGCGTCATCTCCCGCGTCAGGATTGACGTGGGCGTGATCGGCTCACCGGCACTGGACGATGCGATTACCCACTCTCCGCCTTGGGTGCCTGCTAGAATGCCTTGCTCATCGGGGAGCATCCATAGGAAGTTCTCGATTTCGCGCGCGTTGAGGGTGCCGCTTATGCCGTTATTGTCGGCAACGGTCCCGTCCTTGCCTGTCGGCGCAAAATTGACATACCCGTTCACAGCGAAGTCGTTGCTGACGCAAGCATCGAAACGGTTCTTGACCGCGCCGCCAAGCCAGATCCGGCCCTGATAGTAGGCCCCGCACGACGGATAGCCCGTGGTGTCGCTATAGGCCCCGAGCTGCCACGCCGTGGCCGCATTGGTGTAGAGCAGGTTACCGCCTGCGATATTATCCGGGTAAGCAACAGCCGCGTGCAGGGTGCCGACAAATTTGGTGGCTGAGGTGATCGACTGAATCGTTCCCCAGGTCCATGCCGCCGCAGTCGTATTGATGACCCAATTGATACCGGCGTCCGTGGTCGGCTCGATCCCGGTATTGGCCTTTACGCACTGCCAATAGACGCCTGCATCCTTGACGACGGCGCCAACGGTATAGGCCGTCCCGACCAGCCAGCCCGCCGGCTCCGAGAAGACCCGAAACATGCGGCCCACGTCGGTCGAAAGAAAACCACGGCCGCCATTGATATTAGTGATTGAGGAGGCAGTGAAAGTAATCGAGCCACTGGTTGCGCCCGGCGTTAGTGTCGTACCATCTGAAGGGATATCCAGGTATGGGCCGTCATTGAACACCGTGGCCGTGAGGGTAGCAGTAGTGAATACTCCATTGGAGTTTGTGCTTATGGCAAGCGTCTGAGGGGCATAGCTCTTATGCAGGAGTAGTGCGTTGGTCCCATCCTGGACAATACGGATATCCTGGAGATCGCTCTCGGTATAGTCTGTTGCGATATCGAATATCTTGAATACGACCAGACCCGTAATCTGGGTAAAGTCTATCAGGGTCCCGTCGATCGCTGCCCCCGTTAGGGCGTCAACAACCTTGAATATGTCAAAGCCGGCAACCGTCACAGATAGCTGGCGGCCGAGTATTTGCGATATTCCTGCGTAGGTTGTTGCAGCGGCCAGGGTGAAGATCACCTGGTCCCCTACATGTAGCCCATGAGTGGTAGACGTAAAGACTGCCGGGTTGGCCGAAGAGATCCCTGAAACGGCGGTGCCGGGGTTGGTGACAAGGCTTGCCCCTGCCTGCCAGATCCGCAGGTGGCCGGCTGTCAGCTCAATGAGGTAGGGCTGCGCCTGGTCGATATGATATTCGCGGATGACCGCATAGGCTCCGCTGCGGGTGACACCGCCAAGCCGGGTTCCCGAGCGGCGGGGCGCAGAGCCTTCCTCGATCGGGATCACATTCAAGCAGACGTTGAGGCCTGTTCTATAGTCGGGCTGGTCAAAGCGCCCCTGCATCTGAGGGCTCCATTCGCCTCCAAGGAACGAGTTGACGGCGAAACTGGCAGTGCCCATAAGTCAAGTGTCCTTTACAGGCGGCAGACGATATAGTCGTCCAAAGGCGGCTCGACAGACCCCGTCTCTATCCCATTAATTGCTCTTGCATCGCCCATCATGGTCTTGTAGATCTGGCTAATGGTGTTGATCTTGGCGTCCGACTGCGTCAGCGGCTCGCAAACCTCCAGGCCGATCCGCGCGCCAAGGCCCTCGCAGAACATCGGGTCCATCAGGGTCACATCCTGGATATCGGCAACGAAGCGCAGGATGATGACCTGGCTGTCCATGGTCGTGATGAAGTTGCCCTCGAACTCCCAGTCATCCTGCGGCAGGCCGCTAGGCGCTCCGAGATAGCTGGCGTTGCCCTGCTTGGGGTCCTGTGGCGCCTCGCGCAGGAAGCCCGATGGCAGGGGGAAGATGTTGCGGGTCGTAACCTGCTGGCGAGGGCCGGCGCCCAGTGGGTACTGGAAGCGCCGATAGCGAACCGAGGCATCGATCTGGAGCCAGTCCTGCCCGACCTGAGTTGATCCCTGAGTGGCGGGGACGGTCTGCCAGTAGACGCCGACAGCGGGGGCATGGCCGGTGTTCAGGTCGATAAGCGACTGCCAGGTGGCCGCGCTATAGGTTACGGTATCGCCATTGTTGTAGGTCGTGCCAATAGCCCACGCTGCCGGAGCCGCAGTCGGATCAGCCAGGGTGCCCGTCGTCAGGCACTGATAGATATTCACCAGCGCCCCGACGACGTTATAGACCAGCTCGCCAATATAGTAGCTCAGGGTCGAGTCATAGGGCGTGACCGTCAGGGGGCCGAAATAGACCGTCCAGTATGCCTCATTCGGGGCGCCGGGGGTGATGTTGACAGGCACCGCCTGAGCAGCGAAATAGATCGCGTTGCTGTAGGAGACGATCGACCCTTGCGGATAGGTCTCGGTCGCGTCAAAGGCCTCCGGCACCAGGACCATCGTTGACGTATCGATTGCGCGCAGGGCGGCCTTGCGGATCGCGAAGCGCCAGACATTGCGGCGTAGTTCGGCTACGCGCAGCTTGTCATAGACGCTCTTGGTGCGGTCGGCGCCTTTGCTATCGTCAGTGAACGCGACAATGGGCGGCACGCCGCAATGGTCGAGCGCCCGATTCGCAATGTCGACAGGCGTGAGGTATTCGGCCAAGGGTCATTCCTCGTTGACGCGAACAAGCTCCCACCATAGGGCAGCCGTCGTGCTGCCGGAGATCGTAACCTGATACATGCCCGGAGGCAAGTCCGACGTGTTGCCGCCGGCCGCTGTCAGGGCTGTCGCGACCGTCACCATCGTGCCGCCGTCAGGACCTACCCGCTGGAGCGTGGCTGTACCGCTGTTGAAGGTGCCTACCGCCGAGAACCAGTACTTCCCGCCGACAAGCTGGAACTGACTGGAGGTCGACGTAACCAGGGTTGCCGCAGCGGGAGCGCCGGAGAAGCTTTCACCGGCACGCATCAGAGTATCTTGAAGTTGGCAGGCCCATAGTTCTGGTCTTCGACAAACCAGTCGATTTTCTCCAGGGCCAGGTAAAGCTGCTTGAGCGAGGTGATATTGGCCGTGTTGACCCGCAGCTCGATATCACCAGCACCCGGCACCGCCGAACCAACGACGATGTTCTCCGGGTTGATGTCTTCGATCTGGGCGACCGTGAAGCTGAGTGAGACGCTTGCCATGGGTCCTCCTTACTGGGTCAGGCCGGCAACGGCCGCTGCACGCACGAGCATGTCAGCGAAGGCCGCTCGGAGCTGGGCCATGGACGTGATGTTGGTCGTCCCGAAATCAATCACGATGTCAGGCAGGCTCAAGGTAGCAGGCTGCGCTGCAATCGTGGACTGGAGGGTCGAGAGCTGCGTATTGACCTTGACGCCCAGGCTGACTTCGCTGGAGATGCCAGTCGAAACCAGCGTGCCCTGGCTGAGCATGCTGCTGGTGCCGGTGTTGATCACAGTGACCTGGCTGAGCGCCGTCGAAGCGCCGGTCGACACGACAGTCGCGATGCTGGTGCCCGAAGAGACCGCAGCCGAGACCGACGTAATCGCCGACTTCACCGAGGACATGCCAACCGTGGCCGTCGACAGGGACGAAGACGTCAGGAGCCAGATGCTGTTCTCGGTCGAGACCTGCGCCGAAGTCGAACCCGTCGTGGTATTGGACTGGGCAGTCGACAGCAAGGTCGCCAGCGACGTCACGGACGATAGCAGAGTCGACAGCGACTGAGTACCCGAGAGCGTAGCGCTCTGGGCAACCGAGATCGAATTGGCCGCGGATGCCAGGGTCGAAGTGTTGACCGCCTGGCTGACGTTCGTCGACTGCGTCGTGGAGAGCAGCGTCGAGACGCTCACATCCAGGGAGACATCAGTCGAAACCACGCTGGAGACCGAAGTCGCCGCAGAGAGGACGGCCGAGTTGGACGTACCGAGCGAGGTTCCAGCGGACGTGATTGCCGACGTGGATACCACGTTGCTGATGATGACTACCGAACTCAGGAAGGAAGAGTTCTGGGTCGACGCTACAGTCGTCAGGCTGGCAACGGTAGAGAGCCCGCTCGACGTGCTGGTATCAACCGACAGGTTGCTGGAGATCGCCGTCTGGAGGCCCACGACCTGGCTGGCTGCCGTCGAAGCGCCGGTCGACGCTGCATTCTCGTTGGTGACTGCGGTGGACACGCCCGTATTCGCCAGCGTGACCTGCGACAACACGGTCGAAATGCCGATCGTGGCCGTCGAGAGCGAACCTGACAGGCTGGTGAAAGCGCTGAGGCCGGAGGATACGTGTGCGCTGGTCGGCGTAGCCGCATCGGCCACCATCGTCGAGATAGCAGTCGAGAACAGTACGCCGAGCGAAGTCACGTTGGAGAGGCTGGTGCTTTCCAGCGTAGCGCCGCTCAAGGCAGTCGAGACGACCACACCGGCCGACGTCGTGGTGGAGAGGGCGGTCGACGTGATGCCTGATAGCGAGGTCTGGCTCGATAGCGCCGAACTGGTCGACGTCGAGATCGCGGTATTCAGCGACAGGCCAGTGGAGACCTGAGTGGCCTGCGAAGTCTCAGCGATCAGTACCGTCGACAGGGTGGATGAGAGCGAGGCGTCCGTGCCGAGAACCGTCGATACCGAACCTGCGATCGTCAGGCCTGCGCCGTCAACGCCGTTCAGTACTTTCGTCGTCGGATAGGCATCCCGGTCACGAACCGCGGTGCCGAACGTTCCAGCAATGACAAGGCGAACAGCCATCAGGCACTCCTAATATTTGGCCGCCGACGACGCAGGAGGACAAGTCCGTAGGTCGGCGGCCCGGAGTAGCCCTAAGGCCCCTCCGATGGGGTTAGTTCACTGCCGAGACGTTGATCCCGATATTGCCGCCGGTAGCAGTGCCGGAAGCGATCGTATGCACGGCGAGAACGATATCGATATAGCCGCCAGGATCAGTCGCCAGCCCAACCTGTTGCCAGAGCTGCGAAGTCAGCAGGTTGGCGTCCAGGTTGGACAAGGCGTTGATCCTGGAGCCTGCACCCGACTGGCCGAAGGCCACGTTCGAGATAAAGCAGGTGGCGGAGATCAGCGTGCCCTGGAGGGCATACGGCGTACCGTCATTGGTATCGCTGCTGTAGTAGGCACCCAGATCGATCGCCAGGCCGGTCGAGCTATCGAGACCCGCCTTGGTGAAGATATCAGCCGACTTCAGGATACACGACGTTGGCAGCCGCACCATCTTGTAAGTCGAGCTGGTCGAAGCCAGGCCGCCGGCCGTTGCAGTGACGTAATCGGAGCGATTGGAGATCCAGCCGGCCGCGCCGCCCCCTTCAACCAGCGAAGCCGGGGACGTGACGTTCGGCAGCAGCGAGTCAAGAGCGGTGACCGAGGCGGATTTAACGGTATCAGCAGCCATTGTTCAGTCCTTAAGGAGTGATGTCAGCGCCCGTCGAGTCGGCGCACTGAACCTGAATGACCTTGCCCGGCTGCGTGCGGGTCGAGCCGAACGAAACCATGGTGTAGATCTGATAGGGGTGCCCGGACAGGTCGTTACGCTGGCTGGCGATGTTGGTCATATCACGCCACACGCCGAGGTACATCCCCGACTTGGCAAACGCAATACAGTTGCGGATGTTGGACACGACCTGGAGCCGCTCGGATACGACGATATCAAAGCCCAGGAAGCGGGTGATCTTGCCGTCGACCAGCACAGGCTTGTCGTTGAACTCGGTCGACACGACCTGGACCTGCTTCAGCAGATCGGCCTCCTGCGTCGAGCCGATGACCAGCGTCAGCGGATCGGTATCGAAGTCCACATGATAGTGGCGGAACGTGCGCTTGACTTCAATCAGCTTAGCGACCGTCAGGCCGACGCTGGTTGCGCCAGCGCCAAAGGTGTTGACGACAGCGAAGCCGGCATTGCCAACAGTCGTGCTGTTGTTGAACGTCTCCGCCGACAGCGACGCGGCATCCTGGCCGGTCTGGCTGGTGGCGAAGGCGTTGGCGATGATGCAGTCATCCCAGGCACGTCCGACAGCCATTGCGGCGTTATCGGAATACTGTGCCTTGGGGTCGACGATCGTCTTCAGTTCGTCGAAGCTGTCGATGAGCTGCGCGAGTTCGCCGTCCTGCGGGAAGACCCAACGGCGGGTGAAGTCAACCTCGGTGCGCTGGATCGGCGAGAAGCGGCCCGCAGGTGCCTTCAACTGAATCGCTGCAACCTGGTTGACGGGCGATGCCATCTTGCCGACGTGGAAACCCTCGCGGAGCTTGCCGCGCAGCTTCGACCCCATCTGCTGAAGCTTCAGCTCCAGGACGGTCGAGAACTGGGTCGTGTAAAGTTGATAGAGACCTGTGTCAGCCACGGGACAACTCCAAGGTTCAGGAACACTGTGGAGACCGTGTCCGAAGCTCGGGGGTCAGACTGACATTTGTGGCGGCCTTGCGGTGTGCGCCCTATGTCGTGACTAGGGCATTAGCGTGGCGGCTTTCCCGTGTCAACAAGTTTTTTTAGCATAGCTTGATATTGCAACTGATTCGCAGGATTGCTGACATGATAGGCCCAGACGGCTTCCGCATCCTGATCACGCTGGCCCCTATGGTTTGCCAATGCGTCGAGCAAAGCCTTACCGCCGGAGGCTGGGTCAAAGTCAGGATAGTAATAGCCCGCTTCCTTGATCCGCGAGGAATTGTGGATTAGCGGATAGCCAAGCGATAGCACGTCCCAGTACAGATAGTTGAGGTCGTTCTCCCATTGGTGAGTGATGACGGCGTCAACCTCCCGGCCGAGCATGGCCACGATGCCATGACGGCCCTCCGCCGTAACCTTGCCAGCCTTGCCGAGCGACAGGTGAGAGATTGAGCTTTCGAAGTGAGGTCGGCCCTTCAGATGCTCCGAGCAGAACAGCATCATGCGGCGGATCTGATCGGGCTCCTGCCGGTGTGCTGCTTCTGCCACCAGCAGCGGAATGTGGAAACTCTTCACGACATTGATGTTTGGGTCGAAGGTGGCCAGGCTCCATTGCTTAGGCCTGCCCTTCCATGCCGGGCTAATGCCCATTGACGTGATAGCATGCCCGATCGCGACAGGCGCCCAGATATGCGGGGCTTCTTCGACTGGGCCGGCGGTCATCGCCGTGACCCCGGCGTTCATGTGCATATGCTGCGGGGTAATCCAGACCGCATCAAAGCCGTCCGGGCTGGCGACGCTGCCCCGCGCTGAGGCTGCACCCTCCAGGAAGACGCTCTCGAAATTCATGACCAGCGAATTGCCGGCCATGTAGCTGACCAGTTTGCCGCCGCGGTCGCGATAGGGCTGGGTGAAGTCACGCTCAAGCCGAATGCCGATCTCGATAATCACGTCCATCTGAAGCGCATCGTCCGCCTCGTTGATGGTCGGGATCTTGAAGCAGGCACCAATCGGATGCACCGGCGTATCGCCGAAGGGATAACAGACCAGGTTGACTTCGACATCTGGCAGCTTCTGCATCAGCAGCGCCAGATAGACGATGTTCTGGTAGATACCATTCGACCAGAGAACGCTCGGGACATCATTCGCATGCGCGATTGTCAGCCCGACGCGGATCGGCTTCTTCCGCTTAGTCATACGGTATCTCCGAGTAAAGCTTGCCGTCTAGCTTGAGCGATTGGCGCATGCCGGCAACACGCTTCTCAGCATCCTCAAAATCATAAGCCCTGATCCGTATAGCCCAGAGCTTATCGTCCATCTCATAAGACAGCAGAAATATGTAGAGAGGGCGCCCGAAATCATCTTTGCTGATAAGCTCTGGATCAGGCTGCTCGCGCTTGGCTCGCTCAGCATTAAGGTCCATGACGATAGCCATGTCAGGAGTTGCCGTAAGCCAGGAGGTGAAGGTCATTCATCTCCTTGGTCTCGGCATTGCCCCCGGCGAGATAGCGGGAGATGAATGTGCTGTCGGTCTTCAGTTCGGCAATGCGAGCCGCAGCCGTCTCAGCGGTATAGCGGGTGCCGCCCGATGCTCCGCCGCCTCCGACAAAGCGATCCTCACCAAGCTTCTGGCCAACGGCCAGGAGCATCTGCATCGTCTCGGCGCGACCGACAGTCTCGCCCAGCTTCTGAATCGCCGCGGTCATCCTGGTCTGGTCGAAGCCAGCCGCCGCCATCATCGCTGCATAGGCATTATCGGCAATGACCTTGTTGGCCTCAAAGTTCGGCCCCCAGCTCTGGCGGAGCTGTTCCAGGGCACGCGTTGCCTCAGCAGTCTGCGCTGCCGTCTGGGCCGCAGTGCCGCCCTCCAGATGCTTCAGGGTCGCTTCGGCGAACTTGGCCGTTGCGGCCGGCGAGAGCTTCAGGTCGGCAGCCTGAGCCCGGACAAAGTCCTTGAAGCTGTCGTCGACATCGGTGCCGTCGCCGCGCTTCAAGCCTTCCAGCTTGTAGTCGTCAGCGTTCTTGGAATAGCCCAGCTTGGCGTAGACATCGTCCCACTCTTCCGGCGGAGCATCGGCCTTAGGCAGCTTCAGAAGCTGCTCCTTCGGTACGCCGATATAGGCCTGCGCTTCGCGGTGGGCCTTGGCCGCCTCCAGGAAAGCAGCGCTCGGGTCCTTGTCGGTCAGGCCGCGCGTGGCGATATAGTTCTGGGTTTCGGTATCGAAACCAGCATACCACTTCGCATCACTGGCGGTCGAGACTGCGCTCGATACGGCCGTCGAAACTTCATCAGCCATTGTCTTGGTCCTCCGGTTCGATCTTCATCACAACAAAACTGTCGCCGACACGGCGCTGTAGCAGATCCTCGACAGGCAGTTTCAGCTCTGCCTGGATGCGGAGCCACACTTCCCGGCGGCCCTCAAGCCGCGCATGGTGGCGCTGGTCTTCGCTCCAGCATGGCTCATCAGCACGACAGAAGCGGCCAAGGTCGTCAAGGACAGTCTGCCCCGCAGGGCCGTCGCCGAAGACTATCTGGTAGGCGGTCTTGAGCTGCTCCGTATCGTGGAAGAGCTTAGCTGCCTGCGCTTCCGTTATCTGCTTCGCCATCCCGCATCATCCTACTTTCGAGATGCAGCACTTCTTGAACTTGAGACCGCTACCGCAGGGGCAAGCCGCATTGCGCCCAATCTTGGTGCGCGTAAACTGAGTATGTCCTTGGCTCTCAAGCTCATGCTTACGCAGGTCCATCTTTGCGAGGGTTGCGGCCTCAGTTTCAGCTGCAAAAAACTCTCGGACCAGGACCCCATTCGAGTTGTTACTTGTCTGCATGATTGTCCTCCTTTAGTAGTTCCTTCGCGGCACGCGCAGCCTGGAGCGGTGACTGCCAGTCCCAATAGCCATTGCCGTTCGATGCGGGATGATTGGTGCCGTCCTGGCTGACAAAGGCTGGAGCCTTGTCCTTGTGGGGCACGTTGACCAGCTCCATCGGCGTGACGCCCGGCAGATGGGCCAGCAACACACAGCCGTCGCCAAGGTTGTTGATCACGAGCGCCGCATAGGGGCCGTCATACCGCTTGCCGTAGCCCTCGGTGAAGCCGATGCGCTGCATCAGGCGCGGATTGAAATAGTCGACAAAGGTGCCGATCCGGGGCTTACCCGGTACGTGGGCAGTGCTCACGATGTCAGTTCCTTGACCGCCCACATGATCGCCTCTTCAAGTGCAGTAATTGCGAGCGAGCGATATCGGCCGGGCTTGATAGTTTCGATCAAACCCTCCAGCTCGACTGCCTTGGATTTCAGGGCGTCATGCAGCGCCTTCTCATCATCGGTCAGCGCCCGATAGGTTGGGCGGAAGCGAGAGACGGGATGGTCGATGCTCGCCGATTGGCGCGCGTCTGGAGTGCCTTCATAAACATTAGACATCATGCTTCTCCTGTCGGCCCATCGCCGCGTTCATCGCAAAGGCGAGAGTGAATGCGGGGTCATGCGCCTCGCGGAAAGTAGCCTCGCTGATAGTGTAGACCTTACACGTGCCAGAGCGGCCTGAGGGGTACCCCAATTCGAGATGGAGAGCCCCATCTTCAGCGCGTGCGCTGGTAATCACCATTGGCATCTTATTGTCCTCCAGGCTAGCCTTGTTGCACAGGCTGCTCGCCTTGTCCAGCCCCTGGTTGCTGCGGCGGCCCACCGGCCTTCTGGACCACGGCCTGGGCCTTGATCATGGCCGCCTGTGCAGGCAGTGCCTGGAGCTGCTGTTGCTGCTGGGCTTGCTGCGCGCGAGCCTGGCGCTTCTTGGCAATCGTGTCATCATCGTTCAGCCAGCGCTCCGGCACTGCCTGGATCATCGCTGTTTCGCGCGTAGAGATATCAAAGTTAAAGACATCAAGAGGTGAGGGATCTTGAGTCGCATTGACAACTTCGAGAACACTCTGGATCGTGCGCTGCAAGCCAGCCACATCCTGAGCCCTCTGAGCCCGAGCCAGCGGGCTAGTGTATACGACATTATATTCTCCTTTGCTCTGCCTGATGATATCCGGCATCGGCGGGAGCCGCTTCATCCGAGATAGCAGGTCAAGTTCGCGGTGGATCAAGGGGCCAAGGTACTCGGACTGCTGGCGGCCCACCGTCGGCGCGATCAGGATACCCTTCTCGTTGGTCCGCTCGATCACCTCGGTAGCCGTCATGGTCGGCGTCTCGGTCAGGATCTGGAACAGCGTCACGAGGAAGGCGTCGTTGATCAGCGACCGCTCCTCGTCCATCATCTCCTTGGTGACCTGGATCTGCCCGGTCGGGAGGATGCCGATCAGCGGCCGGCCCTCAGCGCTCATCCCGCCCTTGTTGATCGCGCCCGGCTTCATGGTCGGATCGACCAGGCCGTCGTCATAGGTGAGCAAGGTCGGGTCCGCGGCGCGGTGGCCCACCTTCAGGAAAGTCGCCTTCTCAGCGTTAAGCGTCTTCAGGGCGGGCAGGACCTGCATGGCCGGCGACCGACCATAGGTCTCCATCGGCGTCTGCACATAGCGACCGATGGCATAGGGGAAGGAGCGAAAGCCGCCCTCGCTCAGGAGTGCCCTGCCCTGGATTGAAATGTACTGGGAGCTGTAGGGCATGCCCTTGACGCCCCATTCGCCTTCCTGATAGTCGGTCTGCGGCTGTACGCAGTGCAGGAAGTCGTACATGTTCTCGGACTTCTGCTCCATCGCGGCCAGGAGCGTGGCGGGAATCTTGTCGCCGAACTTCTGATAGGCCTGGCGCGCAGTCATCTTGAACCAGCGAATGACGCTGTCTATGCGCCCCTGGTGGTTCTCGCGGATGAACAGTTCGCCGATCGGAATGTTCTTGTAGCGCAGCTTGTTGACAGGGCGGTTCCAGTCGTCCACGGCCTGGTCGATAAAGACACCCCCGGTACCATAGGCTCCAAGGCTGTAATAGACTTGCTGATTGGCCGCCGTGAAGTTGGCGATTGCATCGTACCTCTCCTGGAACAGGATCTTGGTCGCCTGCTCATACCAGAGCCGCGCATCCCGGTTCGCCATGATGTCCGAGTCATCGGATGCAAGCTGGTGCCAAAGCTGGTTGCGCGGGGTCAGCAGGCTATCGAGGATCGCGGAGAAGCGGCCCAGCGCCATCATGCCGGTGGCGTCGACCTGCCGGTCGGTCTTCTTCTGGCCCGGCCAGTTGTAGTTACCGTAGTAGAAGGTGTTGCGCGAGGCAGGGTCGATCAGTTCAGCGATCTCCTCCCAATGCGCCGCGGTGGTGTTGCGCCACAGGTTGAGCTGCCCGAACTCTTGCAGCCGCGTGGTGACGATCTGCTCCTCATAGTCACCCTGCGCCGGGGCAGTCAGCTTCTCTTCGCGGAGTCGAACGTCAGTCATTATACTCGCCCAGCCAATTAGCAACCGCAACGATAATGAGGGCCAGGATTACGGAGACTATGAATAGGCCCAGACCCGCTGCAATGTACTTGAGTACTTCAACCACCGGATACCGCCATTTCACAGAGCTGCTCTAGCGAATACGCGCTAGCGACATACTCAGCAACCGCCACAAGCTCGCGTGGGTCAGTACAGTTGTTCTTTATGCGGTTTGCGCGCTGAGATATGATGCGGACGTTATCGCGGGTATATCCGCCGGCAGGATTAATCCGGTCTACAGAAGGAGAGTTATCGGCGGCACCAGAGCCACCACAATTTCTTTGCAGCGCGATACCTAAAACTGGGCAAAGCTTAGGGGGGATAAGATCCTCTTTCTGTAGGTCACACATCACCCCCAACTTCCTCGCGCGTATCCGAACTGCACACAGGGCCTGATAAGCGCGCCCGTTTTCTGTTGTTTTCCGCCATTTCTGCTCTGATGCTGCCCTGATTTGCCGCTTGCCTGGCTGCTGGCGATACTTCCTCTGGTACGCTGCATGCTTTGCTTTTTGCTCTGCTGTGCTCATGTCAACCTCCTGCCACTCCAATTCCCATCAGTGCCTGAAGCGACATGCCTCCGGTATTGCCTGCCCCTGTCACTCCCTGGCCCATTGCCAGCGCCCCAAAGGCAGGAGCGGTCTGGTCAGCGGCAAGCATCATGCGCTTGCGCCGCTCCATCACCTGGTCCATCACCTGTCGCTGCAAGTCAGCACCCATGCCAAGGTCTACGCCGGCCTGGCTGACCGAGTTCGGGTTTGACGGGACGAGTGGTTGCGGTGCGTTTGCCATATCCGAAGCCTTACCAGAATGGATCGTCGTTGGATGTCTTTTCCACAAGGATCGCAAGTGTGATCCCGATTGCGCCAGCTGCTACAAATGCTCCGGCCATGAGTGTTAAAGCTGCTATATTGCCCTCCTATCATTGTCCCGTGAAGGGGTCAATATCGACCCCATGTGCCATCGGTATGCCATCGGCAGTCCCGCTGTTCCGCCTGACAAAGTCCTTCCAGTGCTGGCCGCCCATCGCACCCATCGGCACCCCGCCCACGCAGAAGCGCTTGGCCATCATGCACAGGATGCGAGTGGCGGACATCAGGTCATCATGCACCTTGACGATATCGCCCTTCTCATCCCGGTGATACGAAACAAACTCCTCCCACCAGTCAAGCA